CTACTTCCAGAAAGAATCATCTTTGACAAGATCACGAGCATTTTTCATCATGTTAATGAGAGCTTTATTAAAGCGCTCTTTTTCATCATCTGACATATCCTCAGTTTCTTTTCGAAACATTATTAGAGTTTCAAGTTCTTGAGTGTTCATTAAATTGTCGTTCGATGTGTAAGGATTTTGTGTTCTGCCTAGTAAATAATCTACTGATACATTAAAGTAATCAGCAACCTTTTCAATTTTATCACCACTAGGGGTTGAAGTTCCCCATTTTCTAAGACTACCATTGCTAAAATCTAAATTTCTTTCCAATTCTGCGAGAGTAACCTTTCTATCGTTAGCTAACGAACGTATTCTATCTAAAATAGTCATGTGTAAAAACCTCCAAAAATAAGGCTTTACAAAATAATGTAAAATTTTCTATCAAAACTGTTGACAAATAGAAAATTTTCCTTTATACTTATTTTGTAAGCTAGTTGACCGGCTAACATAAAATACAAATAGAATAATCCGCCAAGATTTTTGTAGTATCTGTTTTTATGATATAGCTGTATTTCTTATACCCTCATAATAGACTATTTTCTATTATTTGTCAACAAATAACGCTTATTTTCTTATAAAATTTTCTATTGAAAGGAGGTATCAGAAGTGATTTATGACAAAATAAAAGAAATTGCTTCAGAGAAGGGGATTTCGATTTATAAAATCGAGAAGGATCTTGATTTAGGCAATGGAGCAATCAGCAAATGGAATATCAGTTCACCATCTGCTATTACTCTAAACTCGATTGCAAATTATTTAAATGTTCGTCTTGAACAATTGTTGGAGGAATAACATGGAATTACAAATAATCACTGAGCAGGAAGTTCTTGGTAAACACTTCACAGTATACGGTACAGCAAATGAACCACTTTTTCTCGCAAAAGATGTGGCAGAGTGGATTGAACATAGTAAGCCATCAATCATGATTGACACAGTCGATGAAGACGAAAAGCTGAGGGAAACAATCTTTACCTCAGGTCAAAATAGAGAGGTATGGTTCTTAACAGAGAACGGTCTCTACGAAGTTCTTATGCAATCACGTAAGCCACTGGCAAAAGATTTCAAGAAAAAAGTAAAAGAAATCTTGAAATCAATTCGTAAGCATGGTCTGTATGCTATTGATGACCTTCTGGAAAATCCAGATATGGCAATCGCAGCACTTCAGAAGCTGAAAGAAGAACGTCAATTACGCTTGCAGGCGCAGGAGGAAGTCGCTCAAAAGAACCAAATTATCCAAGAACTACAACCAAAAGCAACATACTACGATTTGGTATTGCAAAATAAAACACTTGTACCGATTTCAGTAATTGCTAAAGATTACGGGATGAGCGCTACAAAGTTGAATAAAATCTTGCACGAACTTAAAGTACAGTACAAGCAAGGTAGCACTTGGCTTTTATATCAGAAGTACGCTAGCAAAGGTTATACTCAATCAAAAACTCACACAATTGATGCAGATTATAGCAAGATGCATACTTACTGGACTCAAAAAGGACGCTTGTTCCTTTACGATTTACTCAAAAATAAAAAAGGAATTTTGCCATTGATTGAGCAACAAGATGTAGCTTAATTCATAACAAAAGAGAATGAAGTTAGAAAGGAAGACGGAATGGAAGAAAAACTAAACGAATTCCTATACACAATCGTCGTCGGCTGATAGGTTCACCCAATTCCCGCAAAGACATGCGTGAATTTCAGTCATAACATTACCTCCTTTCTGACTATATTATAGCAGAAGTGGAGATTAGAAATAGAAAGGAGCAAACATGAAACCGAACCGATATCCGTATAGAGGGAAAAGAAAAAAGCCTATCTGTCAACCGATAGACTTTACGATAGACAAAGATGCTATTTTTCAGTTGGCTTTTCAAATTTCCCAATCGAAACACCCAATATCTGATCTAAAAATAGACAAACGTATGGCATTTTGAATGGTCCGCCGATTGAATTGGTGCGAACTTCAACATCTACTAAAAAGATTGCTGTTGGATTTTTTTCATCGTATTCAGAAACTCGAAGATCTTTTATCGCTTGAGTAATTGCAGATACGTCAGGATAATCAGCGCTATCAGGATTATAAGGTTCGCCAATGTATTGTCCTGCAGCTGTATGGACTATCAACTTGTGTCCTGTATTTTTAGCGATAACAGCATGTGTTAGTAGAATGTCATATTTTTCTAAGTTGTTACTCATAGCCTTCCCTCCTTTCTATTGAAATTTTGACTAAAACGGTGAGAGGTCCTAGTCAAGGTTATTATAGCAAATTAGGAAAACATTTCATCAGTCTTGAGACTGATATAGAGGCTTAAATGGAAGATAAAATTATTGAACTAGCTGATTACTTCATCAGCAAATCTACAACGTACAGAGAAGCAAAGATAGCGTGTGAGAAGCTGTTAAAACAAGTTAGCCATGAGATTGAACTCAGGGCGCTGGAAAGTAATATTGTATAAACAAAAAAGCACCTGACGGCAATCAGGCGCATGACAAAATTATTCAAGAAAATTATACCACGAAAGGAGCAAAAATGGAAACAGTTGAAATTGTGAGAATTAAAGATGTGATCATCGAGAAGATTTCTGCAAACGATGAAGAATTAGAACACATCTTTGGATGCTCAAAGCGACAAGCTGGAGACATGAGACGCGAGATGAAGAAGCTACCTAGCCAACAGAAACATCTTAGGAATGATGGTCAGCTCGTCACAATCAAAGGCTTTGACGAATATCTGCAATATCGTGGAACTCAAACTTGGAAGAAAGAAATGGTAAAAAGCAAGAAAATGAGGTCAGTCGGATGAACCTACTAACAAGAATTAAAAACTACTTTTCGGAAGAGGTCGAAGAAACCAATCTGGACTGGAGAGTGGTCGCTCTGGATCTCAATCAATCACTGATTGAAACACAAGAAAAACTACAAGAAGCAAATCAGCGAATTGCTGATCAAGACAAAATTATTAAAATTTATGAGGAGAAACAAAATGATTGAACCGTCTTTAACAAGCCAATTATTGGGAGTTGGCGCATTGTTTATCGGATTTCTCGGAGCAGGAATCCACGTTCACAATCGAGAAGAACGATTGTGGAAAGAAAAGAAAGCACAGTTGCTACGTGATGCAGACATCATCCGAGCAAGTCAAGAAGCCTTTGCAAAAGGTCGTGAAGCCGAACGCAGAACAATCCGTGAGAATATCCGCAGACCATTCGCAGGGTTTACATTTGATAACGAGCGACCGGAAGGCTTGAAGCCTGAATTGGTTGGCTTGCCAGCGCCGAAATAGAAAAGGAGTAACAAATGGTAACAATTAACAAACTAGAAATCGAAAATGTCAAGCGCGTTAAAGCGGTCAAATTAGAGCCGTCAGCGACTGGCTTGACAATCGTGGGTGGAAATAACAACCAAGGTAAAACAAGCGTACTGGATGCGATTGCTTGGGCGCTGGGAGGCAATAAGTACAAACCTAGCCAAGCTCAGAGAGAAGGCAGTACAATCCCGCCTAGTCTTAAAATCACGCTATCAAACGGCTTGATTGTGGAGCGCAGTGGTAAGAACAGCACTCTCAAGGTCATTGACCCTAGTGGTAACAAGGCTGGTCAAAACTTGCTGGATAGCTTTGTGGAAGAGCTAGCTATCAACTTACCAAAATTCATGGAGCAGACCAGCAAAGAGAAAGCAAAAACTTTACTACAAATCATCGGAGTTGGTCCGCAATTGGCTGAACTGGAAATGCAGGAGAAAACCAAATATGACGAGCGCCATGCAATCGGAGTGATTGCTGATCAAAAAGAAAAATTTGCTAAAGAGCAGCCGTACTATCCTGATGCACCGAAAGAGCTGGTCTCTATCGCTGAACTTATCCAGCAACAACAAGCTATCCTTGCCAAGAATGGCGAGAATGCTCGTAAGCGCCAGAACTTGGTAGTTATCCAAAATCAACACGATTCGGCAGCTGCAGAGGTTGAACGATTGGAGCAATTGCTGGCCGATGCCAAAGAAAAAGAAAGTCAGTTAGCTCAAGACTTGGCTATCGCGAATACCGATGCCATGGACCTTCTCGATGAATCGACTGAGGAGATTGAAAACAACATCGCAGAGATTGACGAAATCAATCGTAAAGTACGTGCTAATTTGGACAAGGATAAAGCAGAAGAAGATGCTAAGGGTTACCGCGAGCAATACAAGGAACTTGATAATGTGATTGCTGACATCCGCAAGCAGAAGACAGATTTGCTTACAAACGCAGATTTACCGTTGCCGGGCTTGTCCGTAGATGATGGCGAATTACTCTATCTTGGCCAGCGCTGGGATAACATGTCCGGTAGTCAGCAGCTGCAAGTAGCGACTGCAATCGTGCGTAAATTAAAACCAGAATGTGGCTTTGTGTTGATTGACAAGCTGGAGCAAATGGACCAGTTGACTCTACAAGAATTTGGTTCATGGCTTGAACAAGAAGGCTTGCAAGCAATTGCAACTAGAGTCTCAACAGGAGATGAATGTAGCATCCTGATTGAAGACGGGTATAGCGTGAAGCCAGAGGTGACACAAGCACCAAAAACATGGCAAGGTGGATTTTAAAAATTAAAGGAGAACAACCATGAAACAACAAAAAACTTTTATCGTATTACGTGACAAAAAAACTGGATATTTTTTATCAGCTTATAAAAATCGGACGGGTCGTCTAGCTTATGAGGCGAGCTGGGTAGAATGTGTAAACGATGCTTTGATTATTCCAGAAGATCGCTTGATTAAAGAAGAAAACATTTACAAAGGAATGGCTCGTATTTTTGAAGCCGAGTTAATTCGTGTAAAAGCTGAATTCTTAATTGAAACATTAGACGAAAAAGAACCTAACGAACCGCTTCAGAATGTTGATGATATCAATAAAGAAAAATTTTTACGCTCGCTGGTAGAAGGAATTTTTGGAGGTGAATAATGCAAATCACAAGAGGAAAACGAGCGCGAGCTCAAAAAGTAGTTATCTACGGTCCTGAAGGAATTGGCAAGTCCACGTTTGCTGCTGAATTTCCAAATGCTGTCTTCATCGATACAGAAGGTTCGACAGATAACATGGATGTGGCACGACTCGACAAGCCGACCAGCTGGACCATGCTTATCAATGAGATTGCTTTTATCAAGGCGAATCCGACAGAATGTGAAACGCTCGTCATCGACACAATCGACTGGGCGGAATCCATGGCAGTTAATTACATCTGTTCGCAACATGGTAAGCAAGGGATTGAAGATTTTGGATGGGGCAAGGGGTACACCTTTGTACAAGAAGAAATGGGACGTTTCTTAAATAGCCTGTCTGACTTGGTTGATATGGGTATCAATGTAGTATTAACTGCACACGCTCAGATTAAGAAATTTGAACAACCTGATGAGATGGGTTCTTACGACAGATATGAGCTCAAACTTGGCAAGAAGACGAGTTCCCAGACAGCGCCACTCGTAAAAGAATGGGCAGACATGGTTTTATTTGCCAATTACAAGACCTTGGTCATGACGACCGAGAACGGCAAGAAGAAGGCGCAGGGCGGTGAACGTGTGATGTATACCAATCATCGGCCAGCTTGGGATGCCAAAAATCGTCACGGTTTGCCAGATGAATTACCGTTCCATTATGCAGGAATTGCCCATATCTTTGCGAATCAACAAGTACAAGCGCCTGCGCCACAACCTCAAGCAGTTGCTCCAGCACCTCAGCAGACCGTACAGCAAGCCCCTGAGCAAATCCAAGAGGAATTGCCTCTCGATATGTCACAGGTCGCTGAAAAACCTCAAAATGAAGCCCCTAGCAAGACTCAGACACCACCAGCGCAATATCATGCAAGCTTTCCTAAGAGTTTGACGGACCTCATGACGCAAGGAAACGTGACAGAAGAAGAACTTCAAAAAGTCGCTTACATCCGTGGACACTTCCCACTAGGAACTCCGATTGAAAACTTCCCTCCTGATTACTGGGATATGATTGTGGCACATTGGCAGGCGACTATGGAAGTTATTCAAAATCAAGTACGAGCGGATCCTGAACTGCCCTTCACCGTGTAGATTTTGGGAATTAGAAATCATAGCAAAATACAATAAGGAGTATCTATGAAAGATAAAACTATTCAAATTGATTTGTCAAAAATCGCAAATACAGCCTTACAAGAAAAGGTTGACAAAGAACTTGAAAAAGTCCTTGAGAATATTCTGGATCTCAATACAGAAGCTAAAGCAACCCGCAAGGTTACTATCACACTAACGATGTCAACAGACGATGAACGTACGGTCGTTAAGACAGGCATGGAAGTCAAATCTACTTTAGCACCACAAAAAGGTGTCGCAACAACTGTCATTGTCGGCCGTGATGACACTGGTAAAATTCACGCGAATGAGCTCAAAAGCGGCATCCCTGGTCAGACATATTTTGACGATAATGGGGACATGAGAACCGACACTGGCGATCTCATTGAAAAAGTAGAACAACAAAGCACAAATATTATTGATTACAACAAAAAGAAAGCAGGTAACTAACCATGACAGAAAATATTAAAGATGCATTATCATACGCAGTCGAACTAGCGGGTAAAGAAAAGAAAATCATTCGTTCAGAAACTGGGAAGGAATATTTTGACAGCAATGAATATGACTTACAGGAACTGACGCCTCGTAAGTACGCACCTATCCTTGAGCTTCAGACACTCAAAAGTCTAGTTGACTATCTCAAATCAGATAACGATTTCATCAGTGATCGTAAACTTGTAGTTGTCGTGGACAGTTTCCAAAAAGTATCTGTATATGATCAAGTTGATTTTGAAAATGGTAAACGTCCTCAGCTCGTATCTGTAAAAGCAACCGTTCCAGTTATTCCTTTTAGCAATTGGCGCGACCAGGAAGAATTCAATATTATGCTGCAGTCTATGTTTATCAATGATGCAGACCGTAATTTGGTTTTGGATTTTGCTAGCCATTTGAAAATCGAAAAAGGTGCAGAAGTACAGGACAATGGCATCAGTCAAATGGCTACGGTTCGTGATGGGGTAGCAAGCCTAGCACAAGCTAAAACTCCAAATCCAGTAACCTTGCGACCATATCGTACTTTCAACGAAGTAGAGCAACCAGCAAGTCAATTCGTCTTCCGCATCAACAAATTGGCAAATCTTGCGCTCTTTGAAGCAGATGGTGGTAAATGGAAATTAGAAGCCGTCGAAAGCATCGCAAATTATTTAAAAAATGAACTTGCTAGCAACAAAAAAATTACTATTTTAGCTTAAAGGAGAAATCAACATGACACAACAACAATACAATAACTTTGATCACGAAATTGGCTGGGAAGATACGATTGAAAAAGACTCGGATTTCGTCCTTTTGCCTGATGGGTTGTACTATTTTACAGTCGTTGGCATGGAACGTACACGACACACGCCAAATCCGCAAAATCCAGGTAAACTACCAGCATGTAATAAGGCTATCGTCAGCATCAAGATTGTAGCTAACGAAGGCGAGACCGAACTGCGCCACAACCTATTCTTACACAGCTCAACTGAAGGAATGTTATCTGCTTTCTTTGCTGCAATCGGCCAAAAGAAAAAGGGCGAACCGCTTCGCATGAACTGGAATACCATCATCGGTGCAACTGGAGTATGTAAAGTCGGAACCCGACAATACAATAACAACAATTACAACGAAGTCAAATCCATGCTCTACCCTGAAGACGTGGATTATACAAAAGTGTTGAACCAACAACCAGGACAAGTTACACAAGCAAGCTACCAACAACCACAACCGCAGAACTTTGGACAACAACCACAAGGACAAGCTGGATACCAAGCTGGGCAATTCTAGGAGGTAAGGGATGCAATTAAGACCTTATCAACAGGAAGCACGGGAAGCTGTTCAAGCTGAATGGGCTAAAGGTCGCAAGCGCACGCTCTTAGTATTGCCTACAGGATGTGGAAAGACAATCGTCTTCTCCAAAATCATTGAAGATCAAGTGAAAGAGGGCAAGCGTGTGCTTGTCCTTGCTCATAGGTCAGAGCTTTTAGAGCAGGCTAGCGACAAGCTCAAGACTGCGACAGGTCTCGGCACGGCCTTAGAAAAAGCTGAGAATACCTCTATCGGTTCATGGTATCGTGTTGTAGTTGGTTCTGTTCAGACGATGCAGAGAGAGAAGCGACTTAGTCAATTTCCTCCTGACTGGTTCGATACGATTGTGGTTGACGAAGCTCATCACGCTATTTCAGACGGTTATCAACGTGTCCTTGGTTATTTTGCACAATCGAATGTATTGGGAGTAACTGCAACGCCTGACCGCGGAGATATGAAGAACCTTGGTTCTTACTTCGACAGCTTAGCTTATGAGTATTCGCTAGTTCAAGCTATCCAAGAAGGGTATCTATCTAAAATTAAGGCCTTGACAATACCGCTCAGCTTGGATTTAACAAACGTCAGTATGTCAGCTGGTGATTTCAAAGCGAGCGATGTCGGAACGGCACTGGATCCATATCTGGAACAGATAGCAGATGAAATGGCCAAGCAATGTGCAGACCGCAAGACAGTCGTATTCTTGCCTTTGGTGAAGACCTCACAGAAGTTTCGAGATATTCTAAACGCAAAAGGTTTTCGCGCTGCTGAAGTAAATGGAGAGTCCAAGGACCGTGCCGAAGTCTTAGAAGACTTCGAGAATGACCGCTACAACGTTCTTTGTAACTCTATGCTCTTGACTGAAGGCTGGGATTGCCCATCAGTAGATTGCGTGGTAGTGTTAAGACCTACTAAGGTACGTGCCTTGTATAGCCAGATGGTAGGGCGTGGGACTCGCTTGCATCCAGGTAAAGAAGAACTGCTTTTGCTAGACTTCCTCTGGCACACTGAACGCCACGAACTCTGTCGGCCAGCTCACCTTATCTGTGAAACGCCAGAAGTCGCTCAGAAAATGGTTGAGAATATGGAAGAGCAAACAGGTGTCATGCTTGACCTTGAGGATATGGAAGTCAAGGCAACCGAGGACGTTGTCGCACAGCGTGAAGAGGCTTTGGCAAAACAGCTGGAAGAAATGCGCAAGCGTAAGCGTAAACTTGTGGATCCATTGCAATTCGAAATGTCTATCCATGCTGAAGATTTATCGAACTACGTTCCTAACTTTGGATGGGAAATGGCTCCTGCTAGCGATAAACAAATCAAAGCGCTTGAGAAGTACGGCATACTTCCTGATGAAATCGGGAATGCTGGAAAGGCTGCTTTATATTTAGACAGATTGCACAAGAGACAAGCAGAAGGTTTGACCACACCAAAACAGATTCGTTTTCTGGAAGGTCGAGGCTTTAAAGATGTCGGGATGTGGCAATTTGACCACGCTAGGAATATGATTGATCGCATTGCTGCAAACGGCTGGCGATTGCCAGCAGGCGTGCGACCAGCTGAATATATACCGGGGTGATGTATGAAGTTTCTTGATTTATTTGCTGGCATCGGTGGGTTCCGTCTTGGAATGGAATCCGCGGGTCATGAATGTGTTGGTTTTTGCGAAATTGACAAATTCGCAAGAGCTAGTTATAAAGCTATACACAATACGAAGGGAGAAATAGAATTACATGACATCACAGCAGTATCAGACGAGTTTATTCGAGGAATCGGACGTGTGGACATTATCTGTGGAGGATTTCCGTGCCAAGCTTTCAGCATTGCAGGAAACAGACGAGGTTTTGAAGATACACGAGGAAGTCTCTTCTTTGAAATTGCAAGGTTCGCATCTATTCTCAGACCTAAATATCTATTCCTTGAGAACGTCAAAGGACTCCTCAACCATGACGGAGGAGCTACATTTGAGACCATCCTCGGAGCCTTGGATGAATTGGGGTACAATGTGGAATGGGAAAATATTAACAGCAAGAATTTTGGAGTCCCCCAAAACAGGGAGCGCGTGCTCATTATCGGCCATCTTAGAGGAGAATGTACCAGAAGAGTTTTTCCTCTCTCAAAAAGTGGCCAGCAAGCTACTTCAATCAACGAACAGTACAGCAATACCATTACAACCAGATACGGAAACTCACAAGGCGCAGGGGCGTACATTGTTGAAAGTAAATCGCAGAAAGTGAGGTCCATCGGAAACATCCATCCTTCAGGAAATGGGATGAATGGAGAGGTTTATGATTCAACTGGATTGGCTCCTACACTCACAACAAATAAAGGGGAGGGTGTAAAAATTATTCAAAGAGCACACGGTTATAATCGAGGCGGAGAACATGACATCGCTCCTACTCTAACTAGCAATAGCTATCAAGAGAATAACCTGGTCAAAGTTGTAGACTTTTACAACAAAATCACAAAAGATGAGGTTGGGACATTAACATCAAGTGGGGGAGGTAGTACTGTTCGAGCTGGAAGTTTTGGAATCACCGATGGCTATCGTATTCGCAAACTAACACCTCGTGAGTGCTGGAGGTTACAAGGTTTTCCTGATTGGGCGTTTGATAAAGCGCAAGAAGTTAGTAGCAATAGTCAATTATACAAACAAGCCGGAAACAGCGTGACAGTCAATGTCATTGCGGCAATAGCAAAGGAATTTAAATAAAAAGGAGAAAACAGTGGCAGAGAATGATTTTAATTTGTTGCCGTTGCTGGATTATATCAATCCTGCCACGGTAGATTATCAAACGTGGGTCAATGTCGGCATGGCCCTCAAGCATGAAGGATATACGGCATCTGACTGGGATAACTGGTCGCAAAATGATAGTCGATACAAGAAATTCGAGTGTTTCAAGAAATGGGATACCTTCAACGAGGAAGCAGGAACTATCGTGACGGGTGCGACTATTACCCAACTTGCAAAAGAAAACGGCTGGGTGTCGCAATCTGGCTATGATAGTGAGAATGCGCATGAGTTAGGCTGGACCGATACAATAGATCGTGATTATCGTGTCATTGATAAAGATTGGATCGAGGGCAAGGAAATCCACGAGCCGACAGTTTGGAATCCAGTACAAGAAATCATCAAATACCTTGAAACACTTTTTGAAGCCGGTGAAAATGTCGGTTATGTGACCAAGTGCTACCCCAAGATTGACGACGAAACTGGCGAGATTGTTAAATGGCTGCCAACTAAGGGAGCATATGATCGTACAGCTGGTGAGTTGATTCAGCTCTTACAAGAATGTAATGGAGATATTGGAGCTGTCCTTGGTGACTATCACGAAGAAGCTGGCGCATGGGTGCGATTCAATCCCATGGATGGCAAGGGCGCTAAAAACGAAAATGTGACAGATTTTCGCTATGCTCTGGTCGAATCCGATAGCATGCCGATTGACAAGCAGAATGCCATCTACAAAGAACTTGAATTGCCAATTGCAGCCTTAGTACACAGTGGGAACAAGTCATTGCATGCCATCGTCAAAGTAGATGCTAAGAATTATGAAGAGTATCGGAACCGGGTTGATTATCTTTATAAAATCTGTCAGAAGAACGGAATTATAGTTGATACTCAAAATAAAAATCCAAGTAGACTTTCGCGCATGCCAGGTTTCGTCCGAAATGGCCAGAAGCAATTTCTAGTAGATACCAACATTGGTAAAGCTGATTGGGACGAGTGGTACCAATACATCGAAGACTTGAACGATGATTTACCTGATCCTGAAGGATTGGCCGACAGTTGGGATAATTTGCCAGAATTGGCGCCTGAGCTGATTAAAGGCGTGCTTCGTCAAGGTCATAAGATGCTGATTGCCGGGCCTTCAAAAGCTGGTAAGTCATTCGCTTTGATTGAGATGTCAATCGCTATTGCCGAGGGCAAGAAATGGCTTGGTTGGGATTGTACCCAAGGGCGTGTCCTCTATGTCAATCTGGAACTAGACCGTCCGTCCGCCTTGCATCGATTCCGCGATGTTTACCAAGCCATGGGATTACCACCACAGAACATCAGTAACATTGATATCTGGAATTTGCGTGGAAAGACCGTACCGATGGACAAGCTAGCGCCTAAGCTTATCCGCAGGGCTTTGAAGAAGAATTATATCGCAGTTATTATCGACCCGATTTACAAGGTCCTGACTGGAGACGAGAACAGCGCAGACCAGATGGCACACTTTACCAATCAATTCGATAAAGTGGCCACAGAGCTCGGCTCTAGTGTTATCTACTGCCATCACCACTCAAAAGGTTCGCAAGGTGGCAAGAAGTCCATGGACCGTGCCAGTGGTTCGGGTGTATTCGCTAGGGATCCTGACGCGCTTATTGATTTGGTCGAGCTGGAAGTGTCAGAGGAATTGCTTACTCAAAGACTGAATCAAGCAGCGTGCGAAGTATACAAACAGGCCTTGCAAGAGCTAAATAATGCCTATTACCAGCAAAATGTCGGACTAGATGATCTATTGAGCCCTGCGCAAATGCGGACGCACTTCGAGAAAGGTATTCCTGATGTCATGGCTCGGGCGCCTTACACAGACAAACTCGAAGAAGTCCGTAACAAGGTCCAGATAGCGACCGCATGGCGCGTCGAAGGCACGCTTCGAGAGTTTGCCAAGTTCAAGCCAGTCAACATGTGGTTCAGCTATCCAGTGCATACACTTGATGAATCGGGTGTGTTGGCGGATATACAATTGGGTGAAGATGTGAATGGGAACAATTCGCCTTGGAAGAAGAATTTCGATAAAAAAAGTTCAAAAAAAGAACGCTCTGAGAAACGCTCTGAAAAAATAGAAACTGCAATTTCAACTCTTGCAGACGGGATTAGTCCAGTTACTATTGATGATTTAATTGGATATTTTTCAACCGAGGAAAAGCCAGTAAGTGAAAAAACAGTCCGTAGATGGATAAAAAATAATGGTAATTTTGAAGTAAAAAACAAAGAAATTATAGCAAAATCAGACACCTAGGGACAAAGATAGAGACAAAAAAAACAATCGAGTTTGTCCCTAGGGACAAAATGAGGGACAAGGACAAAGTCGATGGACAAATTCGATTATGTCTATCAAAAATGTCCTTAGGGACGAGGGACAAAATATCGAAAATGTCCTTGTCTCTACAAGTTCAATTTGAGGGACAAAATGAGGGACAAAGTCGATTATTTATCGAAAATGTCCCTAGGGACAAAATAAGGGACAGAATATTCTCTTTCTCCGAAAGAAGAATATTTAGGAAATGTCCCTGATGGTCCATGGGTACAGGTACAGGAACAGGGGCGATTGAGCTACGCCCCCTGTAACCCTGTAACCCTGTCCCCTGACGTGGACTAAAAGCGAAATTTAAAAAAAGAAAGGAGTACATTTATAAAAATGTATATTGAATTCTTTTTACCTATGCAAAAAATTCCAACAACGACTCACCAACAAAAAAAGGTAAATGTCCAATTTGGTAAGCCAATCTTTTATGAGCCAGAGGATTTGAAAAATGCCAGAGCAAAATTTGATAGCTTGCTTGCGCAGCATGTACCTCCGAATAAAATTAAAGGAGCGATTCGTCTGACGGTCAAGTGGTGCTTCCCTCGTATCAAAAAAAGCTACGACGGCCAGTACAAGACCACAAAGCCAGATACGGATAATCTGCAGAAGCTACTCAAGGACTGCATGACAAAACTTGGCTACTGGCAAGATGATGCACAAGTGGCCAGCGAGATTGTCGAAAAGTTCTGGGCGGATACAGTCGGGATCTATATCAAGATTGAGGAATTGCCATGAAAATCAATTATATTGATTTCTTTAGCAGAGTTATTCCGGAATGGATGACGCGCAGTAACCAGAAAAGTCAAGAGGTCGGTTTTGGTTCAGATGTCTATTGGCTGTGGGCTGTGTCGTCCATCGGAGAAATTTGTAAACAATACAACGATGATGAGCTGGTGACGGAGCAGTTCGGCCTGCTCTTCAGCTGGCTTGAGAAACAGGCAGGTTAAACCATGAAAAACAACAAACAAATAATGATTGACGGATTGAAGCGGTCAATCGAGCAGACAGAGGCAAGGATAGTAGAATTGTCTAAGCCTTGCGTAAAATCACTTGCTTTTAGCAGGTCGGAAGAACGTGACTTGTTGAAAAAGCGAGTGAAGAAAATGAAAGGACAGTTAAAGGAGTTGGAAGATGAATAAGCAGGAATTGATTAATGTCCCACGGATTTTGTTCCCTATCGGAACAGATGTTTTAATAAAAGGGAAGATAGTTAGCTTAAAGGTGCTTGATGACAGGTTTGTTGAGAACGTTGTTAAACTTGATTACGGCGAACAAATTATTGCACCAAACGATGCGATTTATGTCAAGGGCGAACCCGAAACAGGTCACGCAGACGAAGCTCCGCGCTATCTCAAGAACGTACTAGCACGATTACGAGAATTGCCATTGCATAATAGAGAGGTCTGGTTGAAAGCTATCATGAGTGAATTTGGACAAGATTTCAGTCATGCAAAATGGCGTGAAGGTTACGAGCAAGGCAAACTTGAGGGAGCATGGGTTGGCGAACAATTGAAAGATGCTGATAAGATTCGGAAAGAATTGAATAGGCCAGTGATTCCGCAATTTGTTGCTGATTGGTACGAAAAACACAAATATGCTCTAGAATTTAATATTTTTGATTATGTATATAGGTTTGAGCAACAGGCAGAAAATGATTTTAAGGATTGGTTTGATGACATAAACACTAAAGCAATCCAAATCCTTATAAATATGCACCAATTCGGCTACGAGGTCGAGGAAGAGAAGCGGTATTTGGTGAAGATGAAAGGTATTGATACTAATTTTAATTTTTTAAATCGTAACAGAAACGAAAACTACTGGATATTTTCAAGCAAAGACAAAAATACTTTATATCAAACACATCACACCCTCAAAGAACTAGAAGAAGCTAACTTCGGCTGGGTATTTGATTGTCCGGGTATTGAGATTGAGGAGGTGGAAGAATGAAACGACCAAACAGATATCCGTATTCTAAGAGTCAATGGAGCGTTCTTTATAGATTCAACCACGGAACCCGTCAAAGAGAACCATATCTATTAAATAATCTTACGCTCAAAACAAAGGAGTTGGAGTGATGGAAGATGAGGTTTGGTTAGAATGGATTGCTGAGGTCATGGCAACTAAGCCAGTCGGCAACGAATTGCTAGAAAGCCAGCGCGGTCAAGAGGTAGTTGATTTGCTATTGGATTTAGAAAGAGCTGATTTTAATTGGCATCGAGGAGGATGAATGACGATAAATATCAAGCAAAGATTAAAAGCATTGCAGTACATTGATATCAAAGCGAAGTCAAAACATCAGGAAATTATCAGTTTGAAGTCAGGCATTTTACGAGGACAGCAGTTTGACAATATGCCAAAATCGAAGAATGATAAAAATCAATCAGAAGAATTGAATATTCTGATTATTGATAAAACGGAACAGCTCTATCAAGAAATTCAAGTTTTATATAAAGAGCGGGATGAGTTAGTTCAAGCGATCGAATCGCTAGACGATCCGGTAGAAAATATCGTAATGCGGTTGTTTTACATCGATGGTATGACATGGAATGAAGTCGAAGCTAGGCTAAAATATAGTAGAGGCGCTATTCAAAAAATCAGAAAGTCTGCCTTTGAAAATTTATCTAAAAATTGTGAACGAAGTGAACTAAAGTGAACTTTTAATGTGCTATTATGATATTGTCAGCAAGTACGGTAAAGCGGACTGATGACTCCTTTAATAATTTTTTTGTAACGGTATCAGGGACGAGCCAGTGATTTCTTCTTAGTCTTTTTGGGTCCAATCCTTGATGTCGTTATTTTTTTGAACTTACAAATGGTTGCGGAGCGACTAGACCTTGCATGATTGCATAGCTAATTATATTCCGGATAAGTTATAAGCTAGAGGGTTTGATTCCCTTAGAGGTTTTATTTTAAAGTCACACATTGTGTGGCTTTTTGTGTTGTAAAAAATGGAGGTGATGGAAAATCGCTAAATTAACTTTAAAACAACAGAGATTCGCTGATGAGTACATCATCAGCGGAAATGCGACAGATGCAGCTATTAAGGCAGGGTATAGCTCTAAATATGCTAATACTAACGCGTCTAAGTTACTACAAAATACTACAATCAAATCTTATATCGATGAAAGACTGGCTCGGCTTGCGTCTGAAAAAATTGCAACGCAGGAAGAGGTGCTTACTTACCTAACTTCGGTCATGCGAGGAGAAACGCAAGAACAGACCTTGATTAGCATTGGAGAGCTAGGTCAGACGATTACGGATATAGATGTTGGAGCGAAAGATCGAATTAAGGCAGCCGAGCTTTTGGGTAAACGTCACAGGCTTTGGACGGATAAATCCGAAGTCGATATTTCTGGAACGGTGGTGTTTGCGAATGAGTCAGACATACCAGATTAAACAGAACGATATTATCGTAGACCTACCTAAGACAGTAGGTGGTGGATATGGTCAATTCTGGCGCTCGAGAAACTTGTACAGAGTCGTAAAAGGGTCTCGTGGTTCGAAGAAGTCAAAGACGACTGCTTTAAACTATGTTACTCGCATTTTAAAATATCCCTGGGCCAACTTACTTGTTATTCGTAGATACTCTAACACAAACAAACAATCGACCTACACGGATTTCAAGTGGGCAGCTAACCAACTAAAAGTCGCTCATAAGTTTAAATTCAACGAGTCGTTGCCTGAGATAACTGTCAAAGAAACAGGCCAGAAGATCCTCTTCCGCGGTTTGGATGATGAACTTAAAATCACATCTATCACGGTCGATGTAGGTATACTTTGCTGGGCTTGGTTCGAGGAAGCATATCAAATCGAGACTGAAGATAAGTTTAGTACAGTTGTTGAATCTATCCGTGGTAGCTTAGATGTACCTGATTTCTTTAAACAAATCACGGTCACATTCAACCCATGGAATGAGAGGCACTGGCTCAAACGTGTCTTTTTTGATAAGGAGACTCAGCGAGCAGACACGCTATCGCTTACAACAACTTTTAGATGCAATGAATGGCTTGACGAAGTCGATATCAAGCGTTATGAGGACTTGTATCACACGAATCCAAGACGGGCTAGAATTGTCTGTGATGGCGAGTGGGGAGTTGCTGAAGGTTTAATCTACGAGAACGTGACTGTCAAGGATTTCGATAAGGATGAATTACTACGAGATTCAGCTAACAAATTATGTATCGGTCTTGACTTTGGTTTTACTCATGATCCAACTGCTTTGTGTTGCTCGCTGATAAACGATACTACAAAAGAGATACACATCTTTGACGAAGCGTACAAGGTTGGTTTGATAACCAAGGAAGTCGCTAAGATGATAAAAGATAAAGGATATCATCGCTCTACAATCATCGCAGATAGCGCAGAGTCACGATTGATTGAAGAACTCAGGTCAGAGCACGGGATATCTCGAATCAAAGAGAGTAGAAAGGGAAAGGATAGTATCATGGCAGGCGTGTCCAAATTACAAGGATACGCTATTTATGTGCATCCGAATTGTGAACACATCATGGATGAATTTTATAGTTATTGTTATCAACGAGATAAAGAAGGCAATTGGTTGAACAAACCAGAAGATAAGAACAACCACTTGATGGATGCGCTGAGATATAGCCTTCAATGCATCGAAGGTGGGAAAGCAACCGTCCGCAGACGTTCGCAGTACGGTTTATAGAAAGGAATGAAATGTATCAGATTTTAACTTATCCACGAGACGGATACGATGAAACAGCTTTGAATAAGGAATTGATTTACAAGTTGATTCGCAAACATACACTAGAGCGCAGTCGCTTACAGGATTTGAAGAAATACTATTTGGGTGATCATGCTATCTTGAAACACACGAGAAGAAATCAGAATGCTCCGAACTTCAAGACAGTAGCAAACCACGCTAAGGACATTGCAGACACGTCTACTGGCTATTTTATGGGCAATCCTATCAAGTATAACAACACCGCTGAGAGCGACCTTGAGCCTTTACTTGAGGCTTTCGATGGCGCTGAAATTGACCAAGTGGATGCGCAGAATGCTTTGAACATGGCTATCTATGGACGTGCTTACGAGTACATCTATGCAAAAGAGGGATTGACTGAGCTTGATTCGACCAGCGTAGATCCTGAGAATGTATTCATCGTTTACGATGATAGCATCGAACGCAAGGCTTTATTTGCGGTATACTACTACGAAATTAAAGACGACACGAAAGATGCGACTAAGTATCAAGCTGAAGTCTTTACTCAAAAACTGCATTACCACATCGTGCTGCGTGATTCGAGCACAGGAACGACGCAGAATGAGAATGTAGAAGAACATAATCTTGGTCAAATCCCAATCATTGAATACCGCAATAATCACTTTGCGATTGGTGATTATGAGCAACAAATCAGCTTGATTGATGCTTACAATTCATTGATGGGCAATCGCGTCAACGACAAAGAGCAGGCAGTCGAGTCTATTCTTGTTCTGTACGGTGCGCAGTTGGCTGACAATCTAGAGGATGCTAGAGAGGCAATGAGTATCCTTGCTGAAGAAGGCCTTTTGGAATTGCCAGCAGATGCTAAGGCTGATTTCTTAAAGAATGCTCTGGACGAGAACGCAACTGAAATCTTGCGCAAGGCTTTGAAAGAAGACATCTACACATTTAGCCATGTGCCGAATTTGACAGATGAAAACTTCGCTGGCAATAGCTCGGGCGTAGCCATGGAATTCAAGCTACTGGGCCTTGAAATGATTACTAAGACGAAAGAAGCAAACTACAAGCGAGGTCTAAGACAACGGATTGCTATCTTCGCTCATTATTTGGGTATGCAGCAGATTGCGCTTGAAGCACATTCAATCGTGCCACAATTCAGCCGTGGACTTCCTAAGAACTTGCTTGAATTATCACAGATTATCAATAATCTTGAAGGCAAGGTCTCCCTTCGTCAGCTTATTTCGCTCTTGCCATTCGTTGAAGATCCTGATTCTGAATTGGAAGAACTCGAGGAAGAGAAAGAAAAGAATAAGGACCGTGTGCCGTTCTTTAACCAGGCTAACACGAAGCCGGATGATGAGGTAGCAGATGAAGAACAAGGAATACTGGACGAAGAGGAAGGCTAACCTCATCTATGAGCAGATGGATAAGGCTGAGAGGCAAGCAGACAAGTTCGACGAGATTTACAAGCAATCTAAAGCCTATTTAGATAAGCAAATCAACAAAGTCTTTGACAAGTTTCAACGCGATTATGGATTGAGCGAGCGTGAGGCTAGACAGGTCTTAAAAAATATGAAGGACCAGAAGGACCTAAACGAACTTCGTAAGGTTATTGAAGCGAGACCGAGCGACCCAAACATTCAAAGGTTGCTTGCTGATTTAGACAGTCCAGCTTACTCTTATCGTATGAAGCGTTTAGAGCGTCTAAACGACGACCTAGACCGCATGCGTGAGTCAATCTATCGTTCAGAGAAGAAAGGCTCAGATGCTTTTTATAGTGACTTGATGAAAGATAGCTACTACAAGGCTACCTTTGACTTGCAACAGCAGACAGGACTTGCTTACAGCTTCTCAAGTCTCCCTGAAACAGAAATCAAGCGTTTAAGGGGCTTAAAATGGACAGGAGAGGGCTATTCGGATAGGATATGGGATAATACAGGGGCGCTTGCTTCAAGCGTGAAAGACGAGCTCCTAGTGAGTCTCATGACGGGTCGAAGTACACGAGATACTGCTCGGGCAATCGCTGAACGATTTGATGTTGGTCAAAACAACGCAAGGCGCTTGGTTCGTACTGAGTCGGCCTTTTTTCATAACCAGATGGAACTGCTCAGCTATGAAGATGCTGAGATTACAAAGTACAAATTTGTAGCAGTGTTGGACAAGCGCACGTCTCACATTTGCCAGGAGCACGACAACAAGGTTTATGATACGGACAAGGCTGTTCCTGGCGTGAACTATCCACCACTCCATCCGTGGTGCAGGTCTACGACTATCGCCCACGATGATGATATCGACTACAGCAAGTTAGAGCGCAGGGCGAGAAATCCTGAAACAGGAAAGGTTGAGTATGTACCTGCTGATATGAGTTATAAAGAGTGGTATGACAAATACGTTGCAAAAGACAGGACAAAGAGTTATAATGAAGGTATGGATAAGTCAACTCCTAAGGTTTCTAGTGGTTCAATAAGCGCTGCTCGTGGAGACGTAGAGAAGCAAAAGAATGACTTTGCAGTAAGATACTACAATCAGCTGAGAAATTCGGACAGAGCAGACGTTGTGGAAAAAATGGCAAAAAGCAGTAAACTACCATATTCTACAGTGTCAAAAGCATTAGAACACATCCTAGACAATAAGTATTTATTGTGGGATTATGAAGCCTTTGAAGAAAGAATGATGAACTTTTATCCACATTATGATATGGCTCAAAGTTTTCAAAGATTATACATGGGCGACCCAAAAGAGAGTGATATAATAATGCTACAACACGAGAGTCTTGAGTCGTACTACATGAACCATAAAAAAATGGATTATGATGAAGCTCATAAAAAAGCTAACATAAAATTTAATTACCAGGAGGCAAGTGAAAATGGCGAAGATTGATAAACAAATTATTACTATGCGTAAGATTGAAGATAACGCTGTTTTAAGACGATACTCTGCGGTAAGTGGGGAATGTCAAGGCGTTGCTACAGTAGACAAAAACACCTTAAATTATAGCTATAAAGGCGATGATTTGGAAGAGTTTGCTTCGTTTTTAAAAGATACTTTAACTAAAAGTATCAAGCTTGGAAAAAAATTGCCAGATAAATTTTCACATGGTTTTGGGTAAAAAAATAACTAATGATTATCAAAGCACCTAGAGAAATCTAAGTGCTTTTTTCGTGCTCAGAAAGGATTGAGAATGAATACAACAAGAATTGGGATAACTGACGTAGAATTTTCAGGATCAGGCGGAAATAGCTCAGCGACATTGAAATTAGAGTTAAGTATTTATGGGGCGGATACGTTCAGCGCGATTGAGTTACTACCTAAAATATTAACCGACATTTCTTCATTATCGTATGAAGTTGATTGATTATAACTAAGAAAGGAGTAAAACATGTTCATTTGGGAATGGATAGCAATCGCCTTCGGGTGGTTGGTATTTTTGTTTTTAATCTTTATTATTTCAGCGTTAATTGGCGGGATAATTGATGGCATAAAGAAAGGATTGAAGAAATGAAATACAGAAAGAAGCCTGTAGTCATTGAGGCGGTTCAGTTCGTAGATACGGAAGAAGCTATAGATGAGCTATGCGATTTTGGACTAGACCCAGTACGGATTGACTACGCTGATTTAAGCAATCCTCTTTTAAAAATCGAAACGCTTGAAGGGTTGATGATTGCGACTGAAGGGGATTATATCATCAAAGGTGTGCAAGGCGAGTTTTATCCATGCAAACCAGATATTTTTGCGGAGACATACGAAAAAACGGAGGAATGAAATGTTAGAAAAAGCAAAACAATTGGCATCACAAGAATTTTCGCGCTTATCAGATCGTGAAATCAAAGCAGAAGACTGCTTTGTGGTTTGGTTTAGCAAGACTTTGCAAAATTGGAAGGCTCTTGTTAGTACGAACGCAATTACATCAAGCGAACCTTGTGGAGATTATGCAGAAATCACGCATAACGGAGACAAGAAAGAGACTTATGTGGATGTTTACGCCAAGGTTTCAAATTGTGCCATTAAAGATTAGGAGGTGATCCAACATCTTGACTAGCAGGAATAGACTGCTATAAATTACTGTAAATTGCTATAAACCGTGTCGAATTCGATGCGGTTTTTATATGCGCACGAAGGGAAGATAGTTCGATTCTATCTTACGGGTTAATTAAGTTCGATTCTTAAAATCTGGCGAGCGGTTCGAGTCCGCTGGTGCGCTTATTGTCCAAGCATTGACGACACTAAAAGCCATGGAATTATACAGTCGGGGACGACTTTAAAAATAGGAGGTTCGTAATGAACGAAGAAACACAAACAGTCGAAACGGTTGAAGAACAAAAGGTACCTGCAGAACCTACTATCGAAACCCAACCGCAAGACGAGAAAAAATACACAGATGCAGAAGTCGATGCTATCATCGATAAGAAATTTGCTAAGTGGAAATCAGAGCAAGAAGCTAAGGAAAACGAAGCTAAGAAGCTTGCCAAAATGAACGCTGACGAGAAACAGAAATATCAGTTGGATCAGCGTGAGCAAGAACTAGCTGACCGTGAAAAGGCTATTGCTCGCAAGGAATTGACCGCAGAGGCTAAGACGATGCTAAGCGAACGTGGCTTACCAGTTGAATTAGTATCTGTGGTTGATTTATCAAACGCTGAAGCCGTGACTGAATCAGTCGCAAGTATTCAGAAAACGTGGGAGGATGCAGTCCAGAAAGGTGTATCTGACCGAATGAAAGGTAGCGCACCTATTAAGACTGCGCCAACAAATCAGCAAGAAGTTATTGAAAAATGGAAACAGGACTTTTTGCGCTAGAAAATAAAAAATGAGGTAAAAATAAATGGCATTTGAAGCATTAAACACAGCAGAATCACGCAAGCGTCATCTTGGTATTATCGAAGATGTAGTGGCAGTTAATTCATACGCAACACCGCTCTTGACTCCAAGTGAGGCAGTAACGCTACAAGGGCGCTCTTTCACAGTTGCAACTGGTGACACAACTGAGTTGAAAGACTACAAGCGTAACCAAAAGAATGAATTTGACAATGTTGAAGTAGAAGAAAAGGTCTACACCCTTGAAGAAGAAAAATATTGGGGCCGTTTCGTCGACCAGTTGGACGAACGTGACTCAAACGGTCAAGTGAATATTGAGTATGTGATTGCTCGTCAAGCTGCTAAAGTAGTCGCTCCGTATCTTGACAAACTTCGTTTTGATGCAGCACTTGGCAACGTAAGCGACAATGTGGTCATGGGTAAAACTGCAGGAGCAAACAACGCTTACAATGCAGTTCTTGATGTGTCTGAGAAATTGGATGAACTTGGAATCACAAAAGAACGCTTGCTCTTCGTGACTCCAAGTTTCTACAAGGCTATCAAATCTGAAATCGTGCGCTTGCCACAAGGTGATGCTGATAAAAAAGTTCTTGGTAAAGGATATGTCGGTGAATTGGATGACTACACAGTCTACAAAGTACCTTCAAAATTCTTGCCAAACGTAAACGCTCTTGCAGCTACACCTGGTGTAGTGACATCACCAATTCAAATTGATAACACTAAGTACAACGACAATGTACCTGGCCGTTTTGGTGAATTGGTAGAACAATTGCTCTACACTGGAGCGTATGTACTTGAACATTTCCAAAAGTACATCATCACAATTGCAGATACTAAGCCTGCCGCTAAAAAATCAGCACAAGGCAAGACAGTGAACCGTGCTAAAGCGTGGAAGACTGGAACAACATACAAAGAAGGCGATACAGTAACGCATGAGGACAAGGTCTACGTTGCTATCAAAGACATCACTAGCTCGACCGACGCACCAGACTCTGACTCTGCTAACTGGAAAATCAAGAAATAAGGTCTGAACTATGAAAGTCAGAGTAAAACAAGCGTTCAATGACTGGCAAGCGAAAGTGAGACGATATGAGAACGATGTTTTTGAGATGACAGACGAGCGTTTCAACGAATTGTCACACAATCTTAAGAGCGAGTTCTCAGTCGATATCGCAGATGTTGTCGAGATCATTGACGAAACTGAAACCCAAGGAGACGAGACGACTCCTTTTGACTAGGAGGTCTTATGGAACTTGAAAAACTAAAACAATTGACGGGTGAGGGTGACGAAACAGTCCTCTCGTCTTTACTTTTAAGGTCTGAAAATATCATTTTATCTGAAACAAACCGAGAGAAGCTGACTCCAGCGCTCGACAGGTTACTACCTGAACTTGTAATCGAGCTCTACAACCGCTCAGGAAGCGAAGGAGAGCAGTCTAGGAGCGAAGGTGGTATATCTGTAACCTACAGTGAGTCAGGCTTGTCTACGGGCCTTTTACAGCGTATTCGGATGCATCGGTTAGCGAGGGTGGCAGGTCATGTTTTTGAAAAAGAATAGACTGAAACCTTATAACCTCAAGCGGTTCAAAAAAAACGTGACGAATGAGGGAGTCGCTAAAGAAGGATATGCGGACGAAGTTGAAGAAGTAAGACTTGAGTTGTGGCCAGCGACTAGCAAGCTACAATCTGAAATCTACGGTGACCGAGTCAACGATATTCTGAACGCGAATGCGAGCAAGGATGCGGATATCAACGTGAAAGACGGTGTCTGTATTGATAGCAAGACAGAGGTCACGCATCGGGTTATCTCAAAAAAAGTATACAGTCATCATCAAGTTTTGGAGTTAGAACGTGTCAGGTTTAATCGGAGCAGATAGCTTAATCGCTAAATGCCGTAAGCTCTACGGCGCAAAGAGCAACGAGATAGTAGGGCAAGCGGTCTTGCATGCTGCTAAAACAGTCGTACAACCCGAAGCCAAACTCAGAGCGCCAGCGAATGAAGGCGAGTTGAGAAATAGCATTAAAGTAAGAGTTAAAATCGAGGGCGACAAAGCCATTGGAGAAGTCTTCACAAACTCAGACCATAGCGCCTATGTCGAGCTCGGAACGGGTCCGAAAGGGCAAGAGAATCATTCTGGTATATCGCCAGAAGTAAGCGTGTCTTATCGGTCTAGTCCGTGGTACGTGCATGAAGACCAAATCAACGTAGGACCTTACCACTTTGCAAAAAGAGGTGAGTTCTATAAGATGTATGGTCAACCTGCTCAACCTTACTTGTATCCTGCTTTGAAAGATAACCATGACCGTGTGTCGAGAAGCGTTTCAAAATTCGTTAGTAGAAAGATAAAAGAACAGATAAAATGATTAACATCAAGCCTTTAATTTACAAAGAATTGCAAAAGGTCGCAGATAATGTGACCGATACTTATCCAGACGATTGGGAGAATGTCCCAGTCGTCATTTTTTTGGAAGAACAAAATAAACCGGGTGAATGGTACGATGACCAAGAGAAGAAGTCGCATATCCGCTACAAGGTAGATATCTTCGACAAAGACAGCACAAGTGATTTAGCAGTCAAAATCAATGAAATCTTTGCATCTTTAGGATTGCGAAGAACAGATTGTCAGGATGTACCTGATCCGTCGCATTTGCGTCACAAGTTGATGCGCTTCGAGGGAATTGTGGACCTTAATTCACAATTGGTTTATCAATACAGAATGGAGAACTAAAATATGTTAGCAAACGGAATTAAGCTTGCTTTTAGTAAAACTAAAGGCGATTATCAAAATCTTGTAGGTTTGAAAGAGGTACCAGAGTTTGGTATTGAACCTGAAAAAGTCGAGAATACGACTCTTGCAGACAAGGTTAAGAAATACGAATTTGGCATTGGTGATGCTGGGGAACTTGAGTACAAATTCGCTTATGACAACACAACTGCCACTTCACCTTATCGTGTCTTGCGTAATGCTGCAGACAACAAGGAGAAACTCTACTTTGAACAAACCTACCCAGATGGTACCAAGGTCACATTTGAAGGTCAAGTATCTGTCAAGCTTGGCGGCGGTGGTGTGAACTCTGTTATCGAATTCACGCTCAAGATTGCCTTGCAGTCTGAATTGACGTTCGTTGATGGAATTGGAGGTTAATAGATGGCTCTACCATACACAATTTGGAAAGTGAGTGAGGATAAGGAGTTAAAGCTCCGCCTCACATCCTCGCAAGGGATGAATGTTGAAGAAAAAATCGGAGCAAACTTGCTCAAGGTATTCATGCCTGCTGGGGGAGAGGCTTTTGCTTTGCCACCACTGAAAGTCATGTTGTTATTGACTCATGGAGCGCTTCAAAAGTTCGAGCATGGAATCTCATTTGAAGATGTATCTGACCTATATGACGATTATGTCGATAACGGTGGAGACCAGGCTGCATTCATGGCAGACGTCATCTTGCCGATGCTTCAAGTATCGGGTTTTATGCCACGGGAGAAAGAAAGCAAGAAGAAAACTCCCAAGAAATCCAAAGCGAAAATGGAAGTAGTCGAGTAGAATCGACTGCTATATTGTCAGTAAAAGAAATGGTTGAGGGGCTTTATCCGATGTTTTTGGACATTGGGGGCAAGCCTCTCGATTTTTGGGATTTGACGGTACTTGAAATCAGAGAGATGATTGAGAGCTATAATCGTGTCACAATCCAAAAGCAAAAAGAAAAGATTATTGAATCTTACAGACTTTCGCAGATGATAGCAAATAATGTATCCTTGTTGCTTTCAAAAGATGCCAAACCACTTGAAGTATGGGATTATGCTCCTGAACTTTTTGAAAAAGAGCGAGAGCAGGTCGAACAAGCGAGATTGGCACAAGAGCTGAAATTGCACCAGGAACGCATGCGCATGTTTGCTGAAAGTCATAATCGAAAAATGAAAATGAAAGGAGAATAGATGGGAGTTACTCTTGATGAGCTCAAGGTTATGATTGACGCTGAAATAGCACCTTTCAAAAACAAGATGAAAGAAGTCGAGAATAAGGTCAAAGATGCCTCTAACAAAGTACAGTCATCAACCGACAAAATCAAGGCGCAGTCTGGCTCGATGCTAGGTGTGTTTGGTAAACTAGCCAAATTTGCTGGCTTTGCTTACCTTGGTAAAAAAATGTTAGATGTCGGTATGTACTCTACGCAGATGGCTCTTGAAGTCACGGCATCGGTTAACCAAATCAAGCGTCAAATGGGCGAGAGCTCACAGACATTCTTAAAATGGGTCAACGATAACGCGAACGCTATGAATATGGGTGTTGGTGAAGCGACGAAATATGGGGCGGTGTATTCAAACTTATTTTCTGGCTTTATCAAGGACTCGAACAAGTTGAGCGCATATACTGCTAAGATGTTGCAAACATCGGCAGTTGTAGCAGAGGGTTCAGGTCGTAGCATTACAGACGTCATGGAGCGTATTCGCTCTGGTCTGCTGGGGAACACGGAAGCGATAGACTTTTGTCGCACCGCTTAGAAATAGGCGGATTAAGAACTTACCAAAATCGGTAAAACTCTAAACTTTAATTTGTAACTTCGGTATAAATGTGATATAATATACTTAGTTAAAAAGAGGTGATATTATGGGCATTATATACGAAATTAAATGTACCAAAACAGGAAGAAGCTATTTTGGTCAATCCAATAATATAAAAAGACGATTCGATGACCACAAATACAAACTTCGTCATAACCAGCATTATTCAAAAGAAATGCAAGATGATTTTAACTTGTTTGGAGAATCAGAGTTTCAATTTTCTATTTTAGAAGAAGTATCTGATAACATCTTAGATGAGAGAGAAAGTTATTGGATATCATCATCTGACAATGTATATAATATTGAGGGTGGAGGAGTTAAAACAAAGCGCATTGCTGAAAGCACTAAAGAGAAATTGAGTGTTAAAGCAAAAGCGAGGTATAAAACTCACGCAAAATATTTTAATAACCCAACAGCCATTAAAAAACGGTCAATATCAAATACAGGTAAAAAACGAGATGATGATTTTAGAAAGAAAATGAGTGACATCGCTAAAAAAAGAACTGGTTCTAAAAACTCATTTTTTGGTAAAAAACACTCTGAAGAAACAAAACGAAAAATCAGTGAAGCTAATAAAGGGAAGTATGATGGTGGCAAGCCTAAGATTCCTATCGTAGCTATTCATCTTGAAACTGGAGAAACAAGGGAGTACGCATCAAAGAGTGATGCTTCAAAAGATATTTTTCCAGCTAGGTCTTTTATTGACAAAGTTTTGAATGGTGAAAAGAAGCATTATAAAGGGTACACTTTTAAAGAATTAAAACATGACGATACCGAGGTAAACTAAGCAATTAAAAAGGCTTAGTCACCGTAGAGCATAGGGATTGAACCTGTGCTTTTTGTTTTGTCAAAAAGTATAGAATAAAATATCCCCACGAGTGGTAAGCACCTAAACAATTCGGTTGTAGGTGAAAATATATGCCGAACTTACAAGAAATTGTAAGAAGTATGGATAAAAAGCCATGCGATAACATTATTGAGAAGACCTAGGAATCAACGTAAATGTGGCCATGATTCAATCAACTGAAGCATTCAAGCGTTTTGCAAATGGCCAAAGTTGGGATCAACTCGATTATCAAACCCAGCAACAAATCCGCCTCATGGCTATTCTGGAGCAGGCAACTGCTAAGTATGGTACGACCTTGTCACAATCGGTCAATGGTAGTATCAGCTTGTTCAAGTCGTTATTGAAAGACTCTGCTTTGAACATCGGTAACGCCTTCTTGCCGATTATCAACGCTATCATGCCAGTCTTGAACTCATTCGCTATGGTCTTGAAGAACGTGACTGCTAAACTCGCTGAGTTTATCGCGTTGATGTTCAACAAGAAAGCGACTGTTAAAGACGGCGTAGCTGGCGCAGTCGGTAACATGAGTGGAGCCATGCAAGATGCTGCAGGTGGCGCAGGCGACCTCGCAGACGCAGTAGGAGACGCAGGGGATTCAGCAGGAGGACTTGCTGACAATCTAGGAGACTCTGCCAAAAATGCCAAAAAAGCAGTCAAAGAGTTGCTTGGTTTAGCCGGATTTGATGAAATCACGATTTTAAACAAGAAAGATGACTCAGACGGGGCTGGCTCTGGCGGTTCTGGTGGTGGTAAAGGCAAAGGTAAGAAAGGTAAAGGTGGAAGCGGACCTTTCAAAGACATCTTGCCAGAAGTGGCCTTAACCGACATGGATAACCAATTCAAGAGCATTTTCGATGGTCTTGGAGATAAGCTGAAAGGACTATCTGACTTATTTAGCAAAGGGTTTACTGCTGCATTCAGAGCTGAAGGTTTAGAACGTATCAAGATTGGTCTTGGTCAAATCAAGACGACACTTGAAGAAATCGCTACTGACCCACGAGTAGTTAATGCTTTTAATCTCATGATTGAGAAGATAGCATACTCTTTAGGGCAGATTACAGGCTCTCTGGCAACGGTTGGAGTCGGTATCGGTGTTTTCCTTTCCGAAAGCATAGCAAACGGTCTAGGACGCCAAAAAGAGCGTATTATTCGCTCGCTTGTGGCACAATTTGAAAATACGGGCAATATCTTTGCATCGGCTGGAAATATCGCTCAGGCATTCGCAGATGGCTTCTATGATGTCATAACATCGACTGGTGCTATTCGTATTGGAAGTGCGATTACATCTGCTCTTTTAGCTATTCAAGCTAGCGTTACTGAGGTTAGTTACAAACTTGGTGGTGACCTTATACAAGGTATCGAGCGAATTGTTACAGATAACATGCCTGGTATCGCCAGCTCGCTTTCCAATTCCCTGTCTGCCATTGCTCCTGTCTTTGAAAGTGCAGAACAAGCAATCAATGATATGGCCGACTCAATCAGTCGAGTGTATGATCAATACATTCGTCCGACGATTGAGTCGTCAACGAAAGCTATATCAAGTATTATCAGTTTGTTTGTAAGAGGTTGGAATAATTACATCCAACCAATTATCGAAAAACTCGGTCAGGGTTTCTCGGACACAATTGGCAAACACATCTCGCCAATGATCAAAAAGATTTTGGAGATGGCCGAAAGTTTCCAAGAAATGTCACAAGTCATTAACGCTTATGTAGGTCCTACTATCGGCTTTATCGTTGAGCAATTGACAAGAGTATTAGCTCCAACTCTTGAGTATATCGGAGAAGTCTTCCGTGTATTATTCAACATGGTTGCTGATATCTTGGGTGGCATTGCCGACTTCCTCAAAGGCGTGTTTGATATCATCGCTGGTATTCTTACCAGTGATATGAGTAAGATTTTCGACGGTTTCACCGAAACGGGTGATGCTATCATGAACATCTTGTCTACAATCTTAACTGGATTGTTAGATTTAACAGTAGCAGTCTTGAAATTCATTTGGGACACGATTGTGGCGATCTTCCAAGGAATCTGGGATGGGATCGTGGCTATCTTCACACCTCTCGGCGAATGGTTCTCAGAACGCTGGAACGACATCACAACAGTTTTAGCAGACGTAGCTAAATGGTTTGGTGATATGTTCCAAAAAGCTTGGAACGCGCTAACGAATGTATTCTCGTCAATCGGCACCTGGTTCGGTGAGCGTTGGAACGATGTAACGACTGCGCTTGCTAACGTTGCTACGTGGTTCGGTAATATCTTCAAGACTGCATTTGAAGCGGTCAAGAACGCTTTTAGCACGATTGGAAGCTTTTTCTCTGGTGTTTGGACCACAGTCAAGAACATCTTCGTCAACGCTGGCCAAATGGTCGGTAGCGCAGTTGGTGGCGCATTCAAGAGCGCGGTTAATGCAGTTCTCGGTACGATTGAAAATGTGGTGAACGGCTTTATCGGCATGATTAACGGTGTTATCGGTTTGATTAACAAGATTCCGGGCGTCTCTCTTGGAAGCGTTGGCTATGTGAGTCTACCTCGATTAGCTCGTGGTGGTATCGTTGATAGTCCGACCGTGGCCATGATTGGTGAAGCTGGTAAAGAAGTCGTTATGCCTCTTGAAAACACTGGATTCTTGCAGACTATGGGGCGCATCGTAGGTGGTGCTGTAGTAAATGCCTTGGGCGGTGGATTACCACAATCAGGAGGCTTCAACGGTAGCGGTGACATCGTCATCATGATTGGCGGTCACGAGTTCGGTCGTGTAGCTATCCAAGAAATCAATCGAGAACAGGAACGTGCAGGACAAGTCTTGCTTAACATTTAGAAGGAGGTAAAATGGCACGCTTAATTATCAACGGGGTGGCTGTTAAGCCTCCCAAATCTTTTCAAGTCGGTATCCAAGATATTGACGGAGAAACAGGTCGTAATGCTAACGGAGACATGGTTCGTGACCGTATCACGACCAAACGAAAATTAGATTGCGAATGGGGCATGCTGACTCAAGGAGAAATGAGTCAGCTTTTAAATGCTGTATCGCCTGAATTTTTCATAGTATCTTATCCTGACCCGATGCTAGGACAAATCACTAAAACGTTTTACGTTGGAGACAGGACGGCTCCAAGTTATTCATTTACTGAGAAGTTCAAGCCGTGGTCGGGCGCAAAATTTAATCTGGTAGAAAGGTAGGTTAGAATATGGATATATTCAGACGTAGGAAATTTGATGAAGCTATGTTTGCTAAGAACCGTACTCTCGCTATCAGAGTAGGGCAGTATCAGTCAAGCGATATCAAAGAAGCGCATTTTGATTATGGCTATATCAAAGGTGATGCCTATAAGCCCGGTGGAACGTGTGCTGGCAGTGGTAAAATCACGTTCACAAGCATTATCACTACATTCAATAAGCTGGATAAGGTTTATCCTGAAATTGGCCTCTTAGTAGACGGAACCTACGAATGGGTCAAAATGGGCGAGTATTTCATCAACGACATTGAGATTGACCGAAACCGTAACACGACTACGCTTGATTTGATGGATGGGATGTTCAAACTCAATCGTGGACATATCACAGATTTGACTTATCCAGCGGAAATTAGACAAGTGATTAAAGAAATTTGTCTGAAGACCGGTATAGAGTTAGCAAATGAATACATGGATATTACATCCATGAATTATGTTATTGATAAAATTCCCAAAGAAAAGAAAATGACATTCAGAGACGTCTTGAGCTCAGCTACTCAGATGCTCGGGATGTCTTGTTTCTTTAATCGAGAAGGAAAACTTGAAATCAAAGAATTAACCGAGTCAGGCATCACGATTACAGCAGATAGCTACTTTATGCACGGATTGACCAAGAGTGAAGTTCAGTATCAGATAGCTGGGATAACTTGCAAAAAAGAGAAAGAGACTCTCACGGTTGGTATGCGTACTGGTCTATCATTGGAATTGGATAATCTATTTATGTCTCAAACGATTTTGGATAATCTCTATCACAAAATCAAGGATATTCGATACTATCCGTTCAATTTGAATTACCAAGGCCATTTACTGCTAGATGTTGGTCAGTGGGTAACCATCAAGACGAACAAGGGTGAAACGTTCAAATCGCCAATCTTGAGTCAATCATTCACATTTAAGGGCGGTCTGCGTGGTCGTATCGGTGCAGACAGTAAATCTGGCAATGATGCTCAGTATTCATACGCAGGAACGTTCACGAAGAAGATTGAGCAATTCAGCGAATTTGAGAAGCAAATTCAAAACCAAATTGAAGAAGCTGGCAAAGGTTTTGACAAGAAAGTCGAGAAAATCAAGAACGACTTTAACGACCAAGTCGAACTGGCTAAAGCTAAAGTAGAAGAGGTCAAGAAAAGTCTGACAGAGACAATTGACCAACGTTTTCGTGATTTTGATAGTATAGATTTGAATGAAATCAAGCAAAAGGCAGACGATGCCTTGCGAAATGCTGGTGCAGGTAGTTTGCTAGCTCAAGAGGCGAAACAAATCAGTGAGCAGGCAAGACAGCAGATGGATTCAAAATTCGCTGAGTACAAGCAATCAGTAGATGGTCGATTCACAAGTTTATCTTCTCGACTCGATGGCAAAGCGAATCTTGTAGATTTTCAACGTGTACAAGAAACAAGCAAACTCTATGAGAGGATTATCGGTAGCAACGAGAATGACATTTCGAATAAGGTTGCTCGCATGGCTTTGACAAATCAGCTATTTCAAGTTGAGGTAGCTAAAAGTGTCGGAGATAGCCGAAATTATGTGAAGAATGCCGATTTTAGGGACGGTTCTAAAAATTGGAAAGAATCGAATATATCTGGATTAAATTTCAACTATGAACATTCATCGCGAAATCGAAATAAATCGGGCGTGCATATTTATGGCACATCTATAAATACTCGTTATTTTGGCTTGCAACAGACATTTAAAATTGAACTAAAAAAATCCGACAAAATCACTCTTTCTTTTTTGATTTCAAAAGATGGACTTAGCACTTTTTCTGGGCTTGACGTCGGGTTACATTATAGGAAAGACGGTGCAATAAAATCACAGGCGTGGAAGGAGATTCCAAATAGCGACATAACTGCATCGACTTATAAAAAACTTAATTTTAATTATGAGTTACCAGTTGATATCGATGAAATCAATTTAATGTTTTATGGAAATCCTGGAAAATCAATAAACCTTTACATCTCAGAGATCAAACTTGAAACTGGAAACAATGTAACCCCCTTCACGCTAGCTCCTGAAGATACGGACGAAGCGATTCGCACGGTTCAGAGTCAACTTGCTGGCTCATGGGCAATTCAAAACCTGACAAGCGCAGGCTCAATCGTTTCTCAAATCAATGCGACTAACAATCAAATTTTGATTGAAGCAGAGAAAATCCGTTTGAAAGGCAAGACCTTGCTTGACGAATTAACAGCGATTGATGGATATTTCAAACGCTTGTTCGTTGGTGAGGGTAATTTTGCCAAGCTGAACGCTGAAATTATTGGTTCTAAAACTATCACAGCAGATAAGTTGATTATGGACTCAGCCATGGCTCGGATGTTCGTTTCAAGCGATATCTTCACGGACACGCTTGCTGCTAAAGAGGCTTTTATCAACAAGCTTCGCTCGGTCGTAGTATCTGCAACATTGCTCGAAGGGTACAAAGGGAAAATCGGCGGATTCCAAATTGGTACGCATGATAAGGACCCTTCAGTTTATTGGCTGACAAGTGTCGACCATTTTTCAGTAGGTATGGGTACCTCAATAAATGGCCCAGGAAAATGGAGACAAACTGCTCTTTGGGTCAATTGGGGTAACGATTGGAACACGCCGGGAAACAACGCATGGTTCGTGAACAACGCCGGACAAATGTACTGCTATAATTCTGCTCATTTTTGGGAGACTCCGGAAATACACGGAAATTTAAAAGTTTCTGGCGATATTTATTATGTAAATAGCAAAAATCAGTTCAGTCATTGGATATATTCTGACACATACAAAAGAATAAGTAAGTCAAACGATTATTTGTATTTGTATAAAAGCGGATCAACTAGTTACGACTGGATACCGATAAACAAAGAAATCTCAGACCGTCGCTACAAATCGAACATTGAAGCTAGTACAGTCTCAGGTCTCGATGTTATCGAGCAACTCAAGACGTACAGTTATCGCAAGGAATACGATGGCAAAGTCAAAGATATCTCTTGTGGTATCATGGCTCAAGACGTCCAGAAGTACGCTCCTGAAGCTTTCTACGAAAACCCAGACGGTGCATACTCATATCGCACATTTGAACTTGTGCCTTATTTAATCAAGGCCATTCAAGAACTCAATCAAAAAATAGAAAAATTGGAGAAAACAGCATGAACGAACAAGACAAACAAATCAGCAATCTAGCGATTAAGTCGCTTGGTGAAAAAGTCGGTAATGAGGCTACTCAATCAGCAACGCTCGAAGCCCTCTACACAGTAACCGCTATGGAGCTTGAGCAGATGAAACGAATCATCGAATTAGATGAAAAACTCAAAACGAAATTTGAAGAAGTGAAAGGAAAAATGACAAATGGCAATTAACAATTATGAATTGGCAGGAAAGCCCTACACTCGTGGCCTTGGTGACAATCTCAAGACTGTAGTTGAAATCCGTCTGTCAGATGGGACTCGTTACAGTACGAACATGCGTGAACTGGCAGGTGACCGTACAACTGAGCAAGAGGACGTTTTGATTCAAGCAGTGCTCGATATCATCAAAGCAGAGCTAGACCCAGGCTCTGCCATCGTGAAGGCGCAAGCTGAGATTGAGCAAGCTGTTCAATCCTTGGCCAAAGCTAAGACGGACCTCTCAGCTAACAAAGAGAACATCGATAGCGTATCGGCTATTACTGAGGTTCTTATTGCACTAGCGATTGGCCAAAACGGTGGCATGCCCACGAACACTTATAGCAAGGTTGCTCAGTTCATCAAGCCACTTGTCAAGAGCACTCGCTATGCAAATGGTGACATCGTGGCTATGCCTTATCCATACGATACGAATCCAAAATGGCCAAAGGGCACGCTGACCATCTTTATGTTTCAAATGAGAGCAAACGAGGGATACACTTGGAAAGAGCAACCTCTTGCTGAAATGTTGCAAAAAGGCATTCTGACCATTGTCATGCCACGGATTGATTAAGGGGGATTTTATGTCATGGTCTGAAATAATTGAGAAAATGATACATGCCATCACTCAACTTGCTCCCACAATCGGAGTTGTTGCAACTGGATGGTTCGGCATGCGAGCTAGTAAAGCAGGTCACCTCAACCAAGAACAGTTCAAGGAGCTGAAAGGCGAATTGAATACTATTCACGCTATCGGTGAGGAGAATAAGCAAAATATAACCGAAATCAACAACAAGCTAGCAGTACATGATGAAGCGCATCTAGCTACTATGTATCTACGGCTTGAGCGTGATATTACAGTCGCACTCAAGCGTGGATATACAAGCGTTCACGAGTCGGACATTATCCATAAAATGCACTCGAGCTACAAGAAACTCGGAGGCAATGGGCGTATTGATGCCCTGTTCAATAAATACTTAAATTTAGAAATTGCGGAGGAAAACACAAATGCAACAGATTACTGAAATCATCACAAACGGAGCAATCAGCATCCTTGTCATTTTGGCTGGTATCGCGGTCAAATCGATTAAGGATTTTTTGATTAAAAAAGGCGGTGAAAAGACCATCAAGATTGTCGAAATCATTGCTAAGAACGCGGTCAACGCTGTGGAGCAAGTAGCTCAAGAGACAGGCTTCAAGGGCGAGGAAAAGCTGGAACAAGCCCGTACGAAAATCCGTGCTGAACTCAATAAGTACAATATCAGCATGACTGATAAGGACTTGGATACATTCGTTGAGTCAGCAGTCAAACAGATGAATGATGCGTGGAAAGGGGAATAAGCATGGGTTTAAGTCTTGAAACGGCTATTGCCTGGATGCAAGCTCGAAAAGGGCAAGTATCTTATAGTATGGATGACCGCAATGGCCCTGATTCCTATGATTGTTCAAGTTCAATCTACTATGCTTTATTGAGCGCTGGAGCCGTATCAGCTGGATGGGCAGTCAATACTGAGTATGAACATGATTGGTTGATTAAAAACGGGTATGAGCTCATCTCTGAGAATGCTCCGTGGGATGCTCAGCGTGGAGATATTTTTATCTGGGGGCGCCGTGGCTACTCTAGCGGAGCAGGTGGCCATACTGGTATTTTCGTGGATAGTGATAACATTATCCACTGTAACTATCGTTATGATGGAATTACAGTAAACGATCATGATGATATTTGGCTATACGCAGGACGGCCTTACTATTATGTGTATCGTTTGACAAACCCAAATGCACAGCCTAAAAAACCTAAAAAAGGCTGGCAGTCGGATGATAAAGGCGATTGGTACGCTCGAGCAAATGGGACATATCCGAAAAGTGACTTCGAGTATATCGAGGAAAACAAATCATGGTTCTACTTCGATGCCGAAGGATATTGCGTGAAATCTGATTGGGTATTGTATACGGATGGTCAATGGTATTACTTTGATGAGCATGGTTACATGGTAACCAGCTGGCGTCGTATTGATGGATACTGGTATTACTTCAATCGTGATGGATCTATGCGTAAAGGCTGGGTGAAGTATTATTCAGACTGGTATTACCTTGACGAAAAAGATGGAAATATGTTATCTAGCCGATTTGTACCTTACAAAGATGGCTACTACATGCTTCTTCCAGACGGTCGCTTGGCTGACAAGGCTGCATTTACTGTTGAGCCAGATGGGCTCATCACTACTAAATAATTTTTTTAAAAAATAGAAAGGAAAATTTCTAAAATATTGTTCGAATTGTTTTAACCGCAGGCTGTTTAGCTTGCGGTTTTTTTGTTTGCAAAAAGGGGCAAAAAAGGGGCAAAAATGCTGTAAAATGTCGTTAGTCCACGGAAGAATCTTGTATATGATTATTATTTTTACTTGATTTTAGTGCATATTGTAAATGATTGTATCGTAGCGTATCTTCATAAGTTGTTGTGTGCTCTTTTTTCGTGCTTTTTTCGAATAAATAAGATAAAATAGCCTAGAATAAATGATAATAGAAAAGAGAAAAATATGAAAATTCGTGGTTTTGAATTGGTTTCGAGTTTTACAGATAAAAATTTGCTACCTAAGCGTGAGACAGCGCATGCGGCTGGTTACGACTTAAAGGTTGCAGAACGTACGGTGATCGCGCCAGGAGAGATTGTTCTCGTCCCAACAGGGGTCAAGGCTTATATGCAACCAACTGAGGTCCTCTATCTTTATGACCGTTCTTCAAACCCTCGTAAGAAGGGTCTAGTCTTGATTAACTCTGTTGGCGTTATTGATGGGGATTATTATGGCAATCCCGGGAATGAGGGACATATCTTTGCTCAGATGAAAAATATTACTGACCAGGAAGTGGTTCTCGAAGTTGGGGAACGTGTGGTTCAGGCTGTCTTTGCGCCTTTCTTAATTGCAGACGGAGACGAGGCAGACGGTGTTCGGACAGGTGGATTTGGATCAACAGGGCACTAA